AATTTTCGCAAGAATACGATCGACGCATTCGATCTCAAGATCCACCAAGTCGTCCATCAGGCGTTGCGCTTTTCCAGCAACTTTAGTGAAGTCTTCATAGTCAAACTTTGCGTTTGATGTGAACGGGTTCTGCACGAATGATGTCAAATTAATGACCATCAGGCGACAGGAATCGTATGGACTGAGCGCGATTTCTCCGCAAGGATTGGTGCTGATTGTCTTGTAACCAACGTCACGGTAGCAGTCAGGTATGCCGTTGTTGACCACAGTGTCCCAGAAGAGCGCTCCGGGCTCGGCTGATGTCCATGCAGCATCGACAAACTTATCCCAAACTTGCTTTGCATTGACAGTCTTTGTAATCTCGGCATTAGCAGGGTGAGCTTCGACAGGCCAGCGAAGCGTGAACTCAGAGTTGCTTTCTACTGCACGCATGAAATCATCGGTGAATCGAATCGAGATGTTTGCGCCTGTGACCTTTTTAAGGTCACGCTTGATGTCGATGAATGTCTCGAGTTCTGGGTGGCGGCAATCGATGGTCAGCATTAGTGCCCCACGACGGCCGCCTTGAGCAACTTCGCGGGTGGAGTTGCTGAAGCGCTCCATAAAGACACCGATTCCATCAGTGGTGCGCGCGGCGTTGGTAGTGGGCTGTCCCTTAGGACGGATGTTTGATACATCCATTCCAACACCCCCACGGCGCTTCATGATCTGGACCTGCTCCTGGTCAGAAAACAGGATTCCGCCGTAGGAATCGTGCGGCTGATCAATGACAAAGCAGTTAGAAAGAGACTGCAATTGGTGTGGATTGCCGATTCCAGAGAGCGGTGAGCCCTGCGGCACTATTTTCTTGAAACCGTCAAGCAGACCAAAGATTGTCTCCTCAGACAGCGGATTAGGATACTTGGCCTCGATCCGAGCAAATTCTTTTGCAAGACGTCTAAAGGTATCAGTAGGCAGGGTCTCGAGACGATTTCCGCTAGTATCACGCAGTGCGTATTTGTTGAAGACGTCTGCGGCGAGGTCGTCTCCACCGAAATACTCGACGACTTTATCATTCAAAGACATTATAAAACTCCTCTTTTACAATAACACGCATTTATTTACCGTTAATCTCTTCCCATTTCTGTTTGAGCAGTTTCTTCATGCTTGAACCGTCTGCTTTGATCACATCGTCAACAGACATTTCATTTGTATCAATTAGTTGGAACTTAGACATCGATGTATCAATTCGCATTGGATACAACATGCCGTCGCGCCCTGCTCTATTTTTTGCAACAAAGATTCGTCCTGCACCTGTAGATTTCTCGTTTGCTTTGCGTGAGATCGACAGAACAACGTCAGCAACCATTGCTTTACCATATGCCTCAGACATATTTTCAAGACCAACAATATCTGAGTTGGATGCTTCTCGGTTTGCCTGTGATGCTGTCCAAATAGGTATGTTAAGCTCCATTGCAAGATTTCTTAGCTCTTCGTAGACAAGCTTTAGTTCATGTCGAAGTGAATCAAACTTTCGAGATGATTTCATAATGTCAGCGTAGTCGATGACAATAACACTTGGCACGAAAGATTTGAGTAGCAACTTTTCGATGTGATTTCGAAGTGTCTGAACTGATGCTGATCCCGTAGGATACTCTTTAATGATGAGCCTGCCAAGCGAGTTATTTTTATAAAATTCAATAACTTCTTCTTTGCGATCTATGACGTCGCTGCTTGGAATACTGCAGAGATTAGAGTCATAACGAAGACCCACAGCTGTTTCAGATAGCTCAAAGGTATAGTGAACGACATTTTTACCGGCACGCAATGCCTCCGCGCCCATTTGGACGAGAAAATGTGACTTACCGACGCCTGTCGGCGCTACAACTACACCCAACTCACCTCTGCCTAAGCCGCCGTTTAAGACATCTTGCGCATCGATTTGTGGAAGGCCTGTTGGGCACGTCAGGCGGCGTGTCCTAATGAATCTTGCCTCTGTATCTACAAAGAAATCGTGACCGATTGCTGCAGGTGTTCCTGCTGCAAGCGCATTCTTCATGAGGTCCATGACAGAATCAAGATTATCTGTTGCGATCATTTCAACAGCTTTCTCAAGTGCTTCTTTCATTGCCTGCTTTTTGCAAAAATCAAGTGTCTTATCTTTGACGTATTGGACGTCACCCATGTCTGGGTTGACGCGGATACGTTGCAGATATTCTACAATTTGATCACGCAAAATAACATCTTTGCCCTCTTTAAGATCGTCACGAATGATGGTGACTAGCAGGCTTAAAGTAGGAAAGTCCTTGTATTTCTGGTAGTAATCAAAGTAGCGCTGGGTCAGATATTGCAGATATTTTAATTCAAAAAAGGTAGGCGACATGATCTCAATCATTTGAGTCGCCCAGGTGCGGTCTGTTAGCAAGCCTTGGAAAATTGTCTCTTGAAACTTTTTTCCATATTGCTTAAAATAAGGATCTTGCATGCTAGCTCGTTTGAATGTGTGATAATGCTAGGAATAATTGATCGACGTTGAAGGTTTGAATCCCCTCATTGAGCAAGGCTCGTATGAACTCAATCTTATTACGTGAAGGCTTAAAATTATCACAGATGTCGTTAATTCGTTTAATCTGGTAAGCAGCCAGATTGGCAGTGTCGAGCGTGACAAGTGACAGATTTCGCTGGATGAGCACTTCATTGTCTGCAATATTCTTATATGCTTGCACTTTAGATCCGGACTCGACTTTATGACTCGCTTCGGCCATCAGCTCTTGCAATGTTACACTTGTGTCGAGGGCGAGAGCTGGAAATCGCTTCGCCAGGGTCTTGAAGCCGACACCTTCAATGCCTGGGATGTTGTCAGAGTCGTCGCCGCAGACGGCTTTTGCGAGCGCAAAGTTAACCGGATGCACACCGAATCGGTCGACAACTTCTTGTTCTTGGATCAGCTTCTTCCATGTCGGTGAGTAGATAATCGCGCCTTCAGATATTAACTGATAATAATCTTTGTCTGCTGACAGGATTATCTTCAACGCGTCCTTGAAGTGATATCGGGACATGTAACCAATAACATCATCGGCCTCGCAGTCAGGCACATACACTTGACATATCGGTGTAAGCTTGAGCAATTTCACAAGTATTTTAACTTGATTATCTCGACCGGTGACAGTATTTGGGATATCATCTTCATAGAATCTATTGAGCCGCTCAGGACGGCGATGACTCTTGTAATCTTTGTAGATTGCACGTCGGCGTGGAGACCCGCCGCCTTCCCAAATAACATAAACAGGATTTGGATTGAATCTCTCGACAATCTTCTTTAAATCAGTTAGAAAACCGATGATTCCACCCACATGCTGACCGTCTTTACCCATTGCTGGGTGGGCGACGAAGTGCCTTAAATACAGGCCCATCGCGTCCACCAGCAGCACGGTTTGCGATCTATTCAGATCACTCATTTTCCTCATCGCTGTCAGCAACAAGATTAGCGTCGTTTATCGTTCTCACCATGACAGCATCGATCAGATCCTCGATGTATGTCTTGTATTCAGGCGTCCGCATGATCTCGCCGAACTCAGCCTTGTGGAACTTCTTCTCGATGATCGTGCTGCCCTTGTCGCAGTCAGTCACAGTGAACACCTTCCACGCACCATCGCCTGAGACGCAGATGATCTTGTTGCCGACTTGGCGCTCGCCTGCATCGCGCAGGACATCAAAGATCTCCTCATGCTCGACAATACCTTTTCCAAAGTGAATCTGGAAATTAGCAAGTCGGAAGGGCGGCGAGACCTTATTCTTAATGGTCTTTGCTGAGACGTTGATGCCGATGACATCGTCGTTCTTGTTCTTGATCTGTTGACCTGCACCTAACTTCAGTCGAACTGATGCGTGGAACGGGATTGCCATTCCACCCGGCACTGTCGTCGGATCGCCGTGGAGGACACCGATCTTAGTTCGTGTTTGATTGAGACAAATCATCAGCACAGACTGATCACCGATGACGCCTGTGATCTTGCGCATACCTTTCGAGATTGCTCGCGCCTGAAGGCCTATCGTTTCCTTATCATAGTCACCCAGCAACTCTGCTTTAGGTGAAGATGCCGCGACAGAGTCCCAGATAATAGTGATTGGGACGTCTTTCTGCATTGCTTTTGCTTTTAGAATGGTCTTCTCGGCTGTGTCGAAAACTTCCTCCGTGCAATGTGTGTCGACGTAGACAAAACGCCTAGTAACATCAACGCCGAGTGCCTGAAGATTTTCTACTGATGTTGCATTCTCAGTGTCGATATAGACAGCAATTCCACCCATCTGCTGAGTTGATCGTGCGATCTGCGTTTCGATGTGAGACTTGCCAATCGAGGGCGGACCAAAGATCTCGATAATTCGACCGACAGGCAGACCGCCATTTTTACGATTAGAAACAATATAGTCAAGAAGCGTAGAGCCTGTCGACACCCAACTTTTAACATGTGTGGGTGACTCATCTTCAGCTAAGTTATAAGCAATTCTTGAGCCGTTTTCTTTGTTAAGCGATGAAATAAGTTCAGCAGTAAAATCACCACCGAGATCATCAACGGTCTTCTTTTCTTTAGGAACTCTTGCCATGTTTTCTCCTGTGCATACTATAACAGGACGTGAGCTAGATTACAACCCACGTCCTGTTCAGTGCTTATTAGGTTATCAATCGCCCATTAGATCTTCGAACGCGTCATCAATTGAAGAGTAGTTTCCACCGCTCTTCTTGGTGACGGGAGGCGCAGTATTTGTGACAGAAGAAGTCTTCTGGCTCGCTGCTGATGTGGTAGACGTGGTGGTATCATCAGACATGCTGTTGCCGCCCTTGTAAGTGCCGTCGCCGTCCTGCATGCCGCCGTTGATCCAGTCGTTTACGATCTTCGTCAGTTCATCTGTAGTCTTTAGATCAAACATCTTAGACACATCTGGGATGTTGTTGATCCACTGCTTAGCATTCGCAATATTCGTAGTCAGCGATGATGCCTTTCCGCGCGGCATCACTTCAGTCTCAGAATACTTCTTGCCTGGTGGCTTGAAGCACTTTACCTTCACATCGCGACCGCTCTCAGGATCGGTAATGTCACCGTAGTCCTCGTCGAGCATGATGCCCAGCAGTGACTGGTAGACCTGCTTACCAAATGCCCAGATCTGGACGCCCTTCTCCTCCTCGCCGCGGACGACGACAGGAGCGTAGCAACGCATCTTCGGGTAGAGCTTCTTGGCGAGCTCGTAGGACTCCTTGGTCCCCTCATCACGAAGCTTATTGATCAGATCCTGGATGGGGTCTGCCTTACCGTATTGGTAGGGCGCGAGGAGACCGGGATTGTTGCCGATGTTGTAATAGAACCAGAGCTCCTTAAACGGCTGTCCCTCGTTATTTGGGAAAGAGAGGAGGCGAATCGTGTATTCCTCGCCTTCCTTAGGCTTCCAGGAGGAGTTGCTCTTCTTGTTGTTGCCAGACAGATTGTCAAGACGCTTGCGAAGCGCGTCAAAGTCGATACTCATTTAGATGTCCCTACTTAATGATTAATAGTTAATGCTTTACTTCTAAGCGAAAGAGTATTCTTAAGATTAGAAGGGAAGCGAAGGTATCATACGAACCAACGCTTCATTTTATAATTATGGTCGCGCTTTTGTTGCTTTCAGTGGATCGCGTAAATATTTTGCCCCGTAGGGTTTTGCCATACGATCATAAAATTGCCTGCGAGACTGCGCGCCGCCACCAGGCCCGTGGAGCGGCTCGACATATCCTGCGACCGCCCCCGCTCCAGAAAATTCCTCAAGATCAGCTTCGAGCTCTTCATGTCCAGATATCATATCATCTTCGTCATTATTAAGCATTTCGCCTAGCGGGCGCTGAAAGTATTGCTTCTTATTTAGCTTAAGCCGTCTTGGAATTTTTCTTGGGCCCGGCAGCTTGCTTGTGCTGAGGGCGTCAATATTGAACGTTTCCAGCCTGTCTTCTTCTGGGTCGGGAATTGTGCTCCCCATCGAAAGAGAAAAGGTGGTATCAGCACTTGTGCTCATACCACCTTGTGAGGGTCGCCCAGGTATATATGGCTTGGCTATTCTCTGCGCGAAATCATCCCCGCCTCCGACAGCGCCAGCAACGGGGATGCCCGTTGTGCGACCGGAATACCAACCTGATTTAGATTCTTGCGACTTGCTCACATCTATTAAGTATCACTTACCTTCTCTTTTTGCGAGATTATCCGAATTGCAGTTTGTGTAAGTAGTGTGAGTGGAGATTCGCCACCGACATAGAACTTATTCTCGTCAAGCGACGGCCCTTGCGCTGCAGCGATCGCGATCCATTCATCGGTTGACAATTTTACGCCAGCTGCCTGCAGAAGTGAAAGTGATCTGTGGCTGTGCGGCATCTTTGACATTACGGGATTGTATGTGTAAAGAATGCCTGCCTTATCACGATGCCAGTCTGATGTCTGTTCAAGATAGTAGTCAGACTCAAAATCGCCCACTTTACCGATGTCGTGGTAGAGCCCGACAAGGATCAGGCTCTCCGGGCTGACGCCGAGTCCTGTCGCTGTCTCAATTGCGCGCATCGTCTTGACGACATTGAGGCTGTGCTCGACCAGACCGCCGGGCTTTGCTGTAGATCTCTCACGACGATCGTGTGCTGGACAGACTGCCAGACGCTCTCCAAGCAGCTCGAC